GTTCGAACCTGTGCCGGAGTACATACTCTATAGTAATCTCACACGTTCGTGGAGGAAGACTATGCAGGGTAGGTTGAAAACCATGGCACATGATTGGCCAACGGTCAATCAAGTCGTGCCTGGTGCAAGAGGTTGTTTTTTTGCTGTGGTTTTTGGGTTCACAGCATAAAACAAGGGGTGTCTCGCAATCATATGATGATTTTCGTGTGCGGACGGATGGAGTCACTGAGTATACTGGTGCTCTGTTTTCTGATTACGTGGATACGCGAGAACAAGGGCCGAATGTTGATACTGACGAGGCTTTACGCGTTGTTCAAGCTATGAGACAGGCAAATGATTTCCGTGAGGGTTCGCAGAATAGGCATGTTATGCAGATGTCGGATGCTAGACCAACAATTGATCCAGAAGAAATAATGAAAGATGATTTCTCTTTGGATCCTGGTTATATCGACACTATGGACGATTTGCATGAGGCTGCTTTTCCTGGTATGGCTTCTCAGGAGTTCATAAATGATCCAACTTCGATATCTGTCGATGATCAGGATCGTTCGCTTGCTGCTGAGACTTTGGTCTTGCCTTATTTGTTTGGAGAAGTGCCGAATTCCAAGACTGTTTATCTTAGCAATTTGCATGCTTATGGTGTGACCAAACGACCGCAGGTCATTCAGGAGACTTTGTCTTCTGCTGCTGCGCGCAATCTTTCGGCGCCAGTCGTTGCTAGGCCGCAAGATATGAGCAATTTGGTTGCAGAAGTTTGGGAGAATTTTCTGGATGTTGCGTGTCATGAGGAGGCTAGAGATCAGCTCTTATTGTACCAGAATGATACAGTTGGTTTGCAAGAAGAGGCTTATCAGGATTGGTTGAAGAAGGCCAAACCTGGTGGTGTCAAATCGATTGACAAAGAAATGATGGAGGATTTTCGCGCTTTGGAAGAGATGGATGTTAGTGAGTACATTGCTATGCTCAAGTCCGATGTTAAACCTCCATTGTCTGACAAACCCTTGCGTCAACGTGTTGAACCGCAAGTGATAGTTTATCATGCGAAACCGCTTAGTAGCTTGTTTAGCTCTATTTTCAGAGTGCTGGTGCGTAGATTGCAATCTTTGTTGAAGAGCAATTTCCAGCTCAATTTGCTGAAGGATTTGGAGAAGTTACGTCAACAAGTGCAGGCACATCATCCTTGGGGGCAAGATGTCAAGTATTTGGAGAATGATTTTGGCAAGTACGATAAGTCTCAAGGTGAATTTGCTTTTGCATTGGAAGAGTACGTGTTTCGAAAATTGGGTATGGACGAGACATTGTTGAGGAAATGGGAGGATGGACACGAACGGTGTAATGTTCGTTCTTTGGCATTGGGCATTAGTCTTCATGTTCGATACCAACGCAAGTCTGGTGATGCCACAACTGCGTTTGGGAATGGTATTTTGAATATCATGTCCGTGCTGTACGCATATAGAGGTACTGATATAGCATGGGCGTTGTTCATGGGTGATGATTCTTTGTTGTGTGCTAGAGAGGTTGTTAGGGCCGATACGGCGGTACAGACGTTGGCAGAGCAGTTCAATTTGCTTGCAAAGTTTTACATAACTGCTGCTCCATACTTTGCGTCTAACTTTGTGCTTTTGCACGAAGACAGGCGAAGTGTTGCATTTGTACCA